CCTAAAGATACGCTGGAAGAAATGCTCAAGCATAAAGTAGATATTGTTGGTGTTAATGCAACAACTCGCAGAGAGCCAATCAAGCCTACAGCAGTAAACCTAGTAATACAAAGTGAAACAGAGCATAGCTGGATTCCGATTGATTCATTAAATGAAAACGGAATTGAGAAATGCACAGCAGTAGGATTTGGGCTAACAGTAGTCAAGGCTGATGTATTTAAGAAAGTATCTCGCCCTTGGTTTAATGTTATCTGGAGCGATCATGGCGCAATCATTGGTGAGGATATTCACTTCTGTATTAAGTGCCACGATACAGGATACGATGTATATGTAGATCACGATACATCTCGGCAAATAGGACACATAGGCACTCGTTCATTTGGGTGGAAAGATATACAAAATGGCTCTCTCATCGTACAGCGACCTAAAGACAACAGTAGCGAATTATCTGGGAAGGTCTGATTTAACAACTCAGATCCCCGATTTTATTCGCCTAGCAGAAGATCGACTACGCAGAGAATTGCGTGTCCGTCAGATGCTTAAAGTAGTAACAGCACCAACAACGGCTGGAGATGCAACAGTATCAATTCCAGCAGATTTCTTACAGATTCGTGATATTCACCTTACTGGAAACCCAGTATATACGCTTGAATACATGAGTCCATCTAGTTTTTATCGCAATGCTAGATCAGCAGAAAGCGGAGTACCAGTTAATTACACATTGTTAGCTAGTGAGTTTATCTTTGCTCCACAGCCTGATGGAGTGTATTCACTAAAGATGCTTTACTACGCTAAACCTGATTATCTTAGTGATTCAAATACAAGTAATATTTTCCTTGCTAATTTTGCTGATGCTTTGTTATATGGAGCGTTAGGAGAGGCAGAGCCTTACCTTATGAACGATGCTCGTATTCAAGTATGGGCTAGTCTGTATGACCGATCTGTAGCCAACATTAATGTAGCCGATGAAGGCGCAGAATACGCTGGTGTCCCATTACGAATGAATGTATCTTAGGAGATATAAATGTCTGAATTTTCAAACTACTTAGAGAACGCACTACTTAATGCAGTTCTACGAAATACTAGCTATACAAGCCCAACTACTTGCTATGTTGGTCTGTTTACTTCTGACCCTACAGATGCTGGATCAGGAACAGAATGTACTGGTGGTGCGTACGCTCGCATTGCTGTTTCATTTAATGCACCTAGTGGTGGTGTATGTACTAATAGTGCAGATGTTACATTTTCCCAAGCTACAGATAACTGGGGAACAATTAGCCACATCGGTCTACATGACAATGTAACTTCTGGCAACTTGCTATTCCATACTATTCTTAATTCTTCAAAGGCTATTGGTACAGGCGATCAGTTTAAGATTACTACTGGCGCTCTTACTTGCACCCTTGATTAAGAATGGCATACAGCCTAGAGCAGTTAGATGTCTATGGCTCTATTGAAAATGTACCTTATTCGCTTGATAACTCTTTCTATGACGGAAAAGTATGCGGATCTTGGACATTAGAGCAATTAGATAACTTTGGCAGTTTAGATAACCTATCAATCTCGCTCGACTCAGAATTATGGGTAAGCGCTGTATGTGTTAATTTAGCAGATGTTTCAATAGATGCTAATGCTGCTTTATATGCTTCAGTAGAGCGTACTTTAGGTGGTCAAGCAGAGATTAATGGAAATGCTACTTTTGTAGCAAATGCGTTAAGATCAGCTAATGCAAGTGCTGAAATAACAGGCACAGCATCAGTAGAAACCCTAGGTACTAAGTTAGCAAGTGCTAACGCTAGTATTGTTGGAAGTAGTAATGTTGATACAAATGCGTATGCAATTCGGTACGCACTAGGTGATATAACTTGTAGCGCCAATGTAGCTACAAATGGCTCTGTACTTAGATTAGCAGAAGGAGCTATAAACGGCTCTGCAAGCGTTGAATCTAGCTCTACTAGAGTTAGGTATGCTGATGGCTCAATAAGTGGCTCAGCAAGCGTAGAAAGCGATTCTATTAGGGTTGCTTTAGCTAATGCAAGCGTAACTGGTAGTGGATTAATGTCTGGTCTTGGTGGAATGACATACCAAGGATATGCTGACATTAACGCTACCTCTGTAGTAACTGCACAAGGCAAGCTAATTGCTGGTGCTTATGTAGAGATTAATGGTAACGCAAATGTTACTGCTAAAGGCTTTAAACTTGGCGAAGAATGGACAGTAGATTCTGCTGGATCAAACACTTGGACACCAGTAAACGCTGGATCAGACACATGGACAGTACAATCTGCTGGATCAGACACATGGACTTTAGTAAACGCTGATTCAAATACTTGGACAGAACAGAACTCAGGAAATAACCAATGGCAACAACAAGGATAAACTTCTCAGAATGGCTGCCAGATCAGCCAGGTGTAGCTGGGGTTATGACAGAAACAAAGAATGTCTATCCTGTTGCCAATGGATATAGCCCATTGCCATTAGAAACAGACTTATCTTTAGCTGCATCTGAAACCCTAAATAACATCTTTGCTGCTAAGAAAAACGCTGTTTCTTCATTGTTTGCATCTGGAGCTACAAAGCTATTTAAGTTTGATGCTTCCGATACTTCTTTGGATGATGTGTCTAAGTCTGGTGGATACTCAACTGCAACAAGTGAAAGATTCTACTTTACTCAATTTGGGAATGTAGTTATTGCTGCTAACGGAGCAGATAAGCTACAAGGATGGACACTAGGATCATCTACTGCATTTGCTGATTTAGATGCTGCTGCCCCTACTGCACATTATGTAACTGTAGTGCGTGATTTTGTAGTGGCTGCCAATACAGTAAGTAATCCTAATAGGGTTTACTGGTCTGATCTTAACGATGAAACTGATTGGACTTCTGGCGCAGCTAGTCAGTCAGATACTCAAGATATTGCCGATGGTGGCGATGTGATGGGAATCACAGGTGGAGAATTTGGATTAGTATTTACAGAGCGTTCAGTAGTTCGTATGAGCTATGTTGGATCTCCATTCTTCTTCCAGTTTGATACTATTGGTCGTGGCATTGGCTGTATTACTCCTAACTCATTAGCTCAATACGCATCCGTTACATTCTTCTTATCTGATGACGGATTCTATAAGTGCGATGGTCAGACAATTACTCCTATTGGCGCAGAGAAAGTAGATAAGTTCTTCTTCTCAGATGTTAATTTAAACAAGTTACATGAAATGTCTGCTGCGGTAGACCCATTGAAAAAGCTAGTTATTTGGAACTACACAGACGGATTTGCCCAAAAGAAACAGTTAATTTATAACATTACTCTTGGTAAATGGTCTTACGCAGAAACAACAGCTAACTTTATCAACAATGTATATACACCTAGTACAGCATTAGAATCGCTTGATTTATATGGAACAATGGACTCATTAGGGGTTAGCTTAGATTCTCGTCAATGGGCTGGTGGTGCGTTATTGCTTGCTGGAGTTACAGGCACTAAAGCAATCTCATTTACTGGATCTAGAAAAACTGCTTCATTAATTACTGGCGATACTGGTATTCCAGGAGCTAGATCAGTAGTAACCCTAGCAAGACCAATTATTGATAATGGTTCTGGTGGTGTAGCTATTGCATCTAGGGTTAATCTTGATGATGCTATATCCTATTCATCTGCTGTATCTGCTGATGATGAGAATCGTATTGGATTGCGTTCTGCTGGTAGATACCATCGGATTCAAACAATTCCTAGCGGTTTATGGACATTCGCTTTAGCTGCTGATATTGACATTGCTCCACAAGGCACAAGATGATGTTTCGTACGCTCCCTCAGTTTGGAGCAGACCCTCGAAATGTAGCCGAGATTGTTCGTGGCTTAATGAATGGAAAGTCTAACAATACTGGCACTATTACATTAGCAACTGGAAACGCTACTTCTACAACTTTGTACGATGAGCGTATCAGTTCTGATACTAAGATTGTATTAATCCCGTTTTCTGCTGCTGCACAAGCTGATTCTGCGCCTTATGGCTCATTTTCCAACAATACAAACCAGCTTTCTCCAAGCGTAGGAAGCACAGCAGTAGTGGAGTTTGATACTACAGAAGAATCTAATGGGGTTTATTTAGACAGTTCTAGTCGTATTTATGTTCGTAACTATGGAACTTATAATTTACAGTTTTCTTTGCAGCTAGTTAATAGCGCAAACAGCATTGAATACGCAGATGTATGGTTTAGAGTAAATGGGGTAGATGTACCTAGATCAGCTAGTAGATTTGGTTTGCCAGTAAGAAAAGGTGCTGGTCAGCCTAGCCATGTTATAGGATGCGTAAATATATTTTTAGAATTACAAGCTGGAGATTATGTAGAGATTGCTGGCACTACTTCTAGCACTAGCGTTTCTTTAGAGTATTATGCTGCCGATGCAGTTATTCCTAGACCAGCTATTCCAGCAGTTATATTCACAGTAAATTACATTGCTCCACAGGCTTATAGCAATATTTATGTAAGCGCACAGACACAAGGTTCAGCAACAATTAGCCATTATGCAAATAGCACAGCTAATAAAACATACG